ATCACTTAATGTATTTTTCAGTGTATTTTTAATTTGATTTGTTGCCTTTGCATTACTTTCTGAACCTCCTGCTCCCTGTGCATATATTAGTTCTTGTCCTATTGCTTTGAAAGCTTGTGTATCTGGATATTGAAATTTCTTTTTGAGTCCGTCAATAATTTTTCTAGAACTCTCAGCAGCATTATTCAAATCATTTTTTATTCCTGTTTGAGTGGCACCACCTTCCATCACTTGCTTCAATTCCTCTGATACTTCAGTTGCTGCTTGTCTTAACTGATCTGAGTCCACAAGTTGTTGAAGTTGTGCTTTTCCCGCTTCAGTTGCCTCATTTAGATCCTCTATCAAATCTTTAGGTAAAAATCTAGGAGATTTTTGACTGCTTGATGAATCATCACCACCCTCATTTTTCGCTATAAATTCATTATTTGGTTTAATTTTACTTGTATAACCAGTAAATGGTTTGAAAGGTCCTGCATATTCATCACTAGGTGAATAACTTGTATTACCAAAAATACCTAATACAACTGGCAGTTGAGCATCATCACCATCTAAGAAGAATCCTAGTACTGTATCACCTGGTGCAACACGAATTGATCTTGCACGATTCGCTTTACCTGAACCACATTGAGGTGATAATAAAATTTGTGCCCAAGGTAAATCTTCATCTTTAAGTTCGACAGTATTTTGAGGATGATATCCCATGATACGAACTTTAATTCTACATCCCCAAGTGCTTCCTATTTGATTGAGTTGATCACCCTGTGCTTCCTCAGATGCAACTTGACCAATCCACCAACGGAATCCATCTCTTCCTATAAAATTACTTTTTAATATACTGTCTTCTAACATATTAATTTCCGAATGTATCTCTTATTAATTTTAATTTTGTGAAAGAACCCGATGAATCAAATTGATGACATAGTTCTTTTATTATATAGAGTCCACTCATTTCAGGATCTTTTACTGACCTTTCCTCTCTATCAAGTTTAGGAAACTCACACTCAATTGTCAATCCTGCTCTAAGATTCGCATTGAAAGGAATAGTCATTTCCATAATTTGAGTAAAGATAACATTATATCTCATGATTGCCTGTGACTGTATTTTGAAAGGATCACAGTTTTCTGCAATACTTGGATTTTTAGGAACAAAAGGTTCTTTTTCCATCGTACCGATGTCTAATACAGCCGTCATGTATCTACTTGGTACATCACCAAGTGTCTCCTTACTATCATCACTGATTGGAGGCAAAGTAATTTCTTTTCCTAAATTTTTTACTTCTTTTTGATAGTCACCTAACTTAAATAATCCCTTTTCAGGATTCGTATATTCAAATGTGAGAGGATTGAAAAACAAGCGATAAGTACAATATGCCCCTCTTTCTAACTTTCCAATTAAATCTTGATTTTTATTCGTACCATAATTTAATATCTTGAAATTTTTTCTTGGATCTTTATCATCCACTACATTTGGTGTGTAGATAAATTTATTTTTGTATGGATTCTGATCAATTAAGTCATCAATTGATCTAAAATTGAAACCATCTTTTGTTTGATAAAACAAATATCCAGCAGAAGCATTTTTCCCAGTTGAAGCAGGAACCCCTTTACTTGATAACCATGTAAGAATTGTGAAAGGTTTTTTCAAATTACCTAAAAATCCATATGGATTTTGTGTTTTATCAATAGTACCAAACTTATCAGTTTTAAGATATTCTTTGAGAATATTTTTTACACTATCTGATATTGGTTGAGAACCTGGAAACTTTTTTCCAACTCTTGTGGTTTCATTTGTAATTGCTTCTCTAGGAACCAAATTCAAAGTAAATATTTCTTTTCCAGAATCAATCAAAACATTTGTGATTGAAGCAACATAAAAATAATCTTTTGGATTTTTTGAAAAATCTAACCCTTCTTTATTGACTTCTGAATTTCCAGCGATTTTCAAAAGCACTCTCTCACCACCACGAAGAGGAAATCCATTATATAATGATTGCATTTTTCCATCTTCACCACGAATTGAATCACCAGTGTTTACAACATTAATCTTTGCAGTAATTATTGGTGAAAATAAATTTTCATAATAGGTAACTAAAAATGCACCACCATCTATATCTGCAGTTTTTGAACCATCAGCAGATTGTATTGTCAGTTTTTCAAATACAGAGGGTTTTGAATTATACATTATGTGTACCTATGTAAAATATGATGTAATTTTGATAAAGGATTAACTTCAATTATTGATATACCACCCTTTGAACCACCACTTACAGGAGGTGGAGGAGGATTTACATTTGTTTGTCTACCATCCATCATTATTACAGTACTACCCATCCTCTTCTTCGTAAGATTAGCAATCGCTTCAGTCTTATCAATTAATTGAGTTTGTATAGATTCAATCATATCATCTTTTGGTTTTATCATCTGCTCTATCTCACCACCCTTGTTTAACATATCTAAGAAATTAGCACCGATTCTCTCAGTGGTTTCTTTTGTCATAATAAATTCACCAGAAGTTAATTTTGCTAAAACCTGATCAATACCTGGTTTACCTTCAACTTTACCTCCTTTATTAAATTTTTCTTCCTCAGTGGGTTTATCTAAATCATCATCTGTTTTTACATCCTCCGTTTCTAAACCCTGTTGCAACTCATCAATATCCTTCGCCTGTTCTATTGTACTTACATTAGGTGAAATTCCTTCAATTTGCAAACCACCCATTTTTTTATTAAATTCTTCATCACCTTCTGCCTCTATCTCTGCATTTCTTTGTGCTTCAGTCTTAATAAATGATGGTTGACGTTGAACAAAATTATCATTTGGATCAACTTTTTTCTCCTCTTCCTTTTGCTTTTCCTCACCACCACCAAATAAATTACCCCTCTTATCAAGATCAAACGCATTTGCAGTAAAGAAATCTACTGCACCTGTTAGACCTCTCATTATACCTTGTGGTTTACCCTGTTCTTGCCCTTGTTCCTCTTCCTCTTCCTGATCATCCTCTTCACCACTTCTCTCTTGTCTTAGTTTATCTGCTTCATCCTCTACATCTTCTACATCTTCATCAGTCAAACCGTAATTTGATTTATCTTGAAGAGGGAGCATGGCTTCAACTAATTCTTTGTTAAGAAGTTGAAATCCCTGTTCTGCTTTTGTTATATTCTCATTAAAATCATTTTTCGGTTTATCAAAATCCTCTTTCTTAAATCTCTCAAGAAATCCGTCAACGATTCCACCTATACCACCTAGTATATCTCTAATACCATCAACAAATCCTGTTAGGATATTCACCAGTTGTCTCATCTTTTTAATTAATTCACCTACCATTTTTATGATTGCTGGTAGAGTATTAATTAACCAACCTAATAATAAAACACCAATAAAATCTAATATTCTTCCAAGAAATCCTCTAGTGCTTTTCGCAACTAAAGTTCCTTGTCTTCTCAACACACCACCCACAGTTGTTGCCTCTAATTCATCCTCTCTTACTTTTCTTGCAACACCTTCTCTTCTTTTTCTAAAAAATTCATTATCTCTACCAATTAAACTCTGTTTGAATCTATTATTATTACTTGTAATCTCAGCAATTTGACCAGCAGATGACCTTGCTCTTAAAATACCAGCAGAAAATTTAGTAACAGAATCTTGTATAGATTTAATACTTATAGATGACTTAAGTAATGAATTTCTAACTATTCTTCTATTATTTGACATTAATCATGAACTCCATATACTGATTCAGAGTAAGGAACATATGGATTTGTTGCATCCGACGAATTTATTTGTGGAATAGTTGATGTAGGAGTGTTCGATGAACTTGAACCACTCGCACCTGAACCAGTAGGAACATTAGTTCCTGTCATCGGAACGGTAATTACATTCGGTGCAGGTTCCTCAAGTGAACTAATGTTATCACCGATTGTATTTTTATTATTATCTACTGCCTTTATTAATTCTGGTCCGCCAACTTGGATTCCACTTACATTTACACCAGTATCTTCATCATCAAATCCACTTGCTTCTAGATTACTTGTATTAACAGTACTACCTGACATTTCATTACCACTACCCTGAGTTTCTCCTTCTCCTGATGGTTTAACATTAAATAAACCACCAATACCATCAACTAAATTTTTTGCTTGTTGTTCACCAAGAAAACCAGAACCAACTGTTAACGCAAAATATGCTAATTTTCCTGCTGTACCTTGATTTCTCAAGAATTTTAATCTTTTTGCGACTAATGATGACGCTGCTGAAAAACCAATCGCACCAGCAAAAGCTCTTTCAATTGATTCACCAAATTGTAAATCCAAGAAAAAGTTCAACGCAGGTGTAAACATTTTTCTAAAAAATCCTTTACCAGCAGTCTGTGTTATTTTCTTTCCACCTTCCTCAACTACTTCTCCCGTGACTTTACTTTTGAAAGGATTTAAATTACCTAAAAATCTAGTAAATCTATTACCAGTCTTTGCTCCCTCTTTTACCACATCACCAGTTACATTATCAGGTCGTCCTTTGAATGGATTTAAAAATGATAGTGGAGCGAATATCTTAGCTGTCGTTTTAGCAATTTTTCCAAATATATTTGGCTTGGCTCCTTTTTCAGCAATCAATCCCATGCTCTTCAAGAGTGCATTTCGACCTCTAACAACAAGATTTTGGAAAAACTTTAACATTAATAAAAAGGGTGCTTTAATCAAAGCATTTGATGTTACCCTTAACGCATTTGCTGCAAGTGCACTAGTTAATGTAATTAATTTTTTTACACCAACTCCACCTATTAATATAATTGCACCAATCGCCAGTAAATCTTTTCCTAATTTTGCTTTAAATTCATTAAATTTTTCAACATTTTTTCCTGACAAAAGTTTCAGAAATTCAATCGTTGTATTTGCTAACCAACCACCTAACAATACAAAGAAGAAATTAGCAAGACGAGATAAAAATCCTTGTGCTTTTTCTGCAATCTTTCTAACAGGAGATAATAAAGCGTTCTGAATTTTGTTTTCAAGTTCAGATTCCTTACCCTCTCTCAATCCCTGCTCTGCTAATATTGCTTCCCTTCTTTGTTTTGCTGCTTCTCTCTGTCTATCTAACGAATCACTTAATTCCAAGTTACTTCTAAGAGCACTTAATGAACCATTCAAATTTCTCACACTGTCAGATATGTTAGTTAACTGACCTGAAATCGTATTAAGTGCTAATGTATTTTGTGATATTAAACTCGTTGTCTGTGGATCAGGTTGAGCAGGTTGTGGTAAGACACTTCTTCCCGTAAAGACACCAGAAGATACACTTCTATTGATACCTCTTAAACTTCCTGCTATTGGCGATTGTAAACCTTGTTCCTCATCCATTACGTTCTTGTTGTGCCTTTAAGTTTTCTTCTTCAACATATTGTTGTAAAAGTGAAAGATATATTTCCCTCTCCCAAGGGATCATATTCTCAAGCTCTGTTAAGCTATATTTATGGTGCTGCATCAAGGCAAAATTGATCTTGTAGTAAGATGCAAGATCTTCATGTGCCATGCTTATCCGAAAAAATTCTGTAGCCCCTCTAGTACAACTTCATTTTCCTTTTTAGTATTAGGATTAATCACTTTTACAGTGTGAGACAATTTAGGCATTGTATCAAAAAACTTTTCAACTTCTTTAAATTGATTAGAGTTAAGTGATTCTACAAACTGAGTCAACTCTTTTTGAGTGCAGTCTGCTGCTGCCCAAGATTCTTCCTCTGAATAAACTTGGTCTACACATGATGCAATTAAATCAAATGTATCATCAACTGATATATCAGAAGCAGTGGCAAAATTGTTTTTAACAAATTCATCAAGAGATGGATATCTCATTCTAAGTGAATAAGTATCATCTAGTTTAATATCTTTCTGATGGTCATCATCAATAATAACTTTAATTTCATCAATATTAATAGATGTTGGAACTTGAGTTTTACCATCATCTGGACAAGTTACCATCACTTCTATTGCTTCACCCACAGACTTACCACGGATGTTTAAAAATAGATATTCAATGTCAAAGGTGGATAGTTTTTCAACTTTAATACCTCTTGACAAGATGCAATTTTTTAATACATCTTTAACAGCGTTAGCAACAGTAGCAGTATCTTGACTCTCCATTGCTAATATAAGAACTTTTTCCTCTTTTACAAGGAAAGGTCTGTATTTTATTTTTTTATTTGATGAAGGTAGCACCATCTCATAAGTTGGGGTGCTAATCTTTGGTAAAGGCATAATATTCTAAGCACTTCAGTGTGATTATTTATAGTGGTTTTTTAAATGTTAGTTCCAGATCCTAATGATTGTCCTGCAGCATTCGTAACTGCCCTTGATGTTGCTTTACCACTTGCTTTAATATATGGACCGCTATTTAAGACGTTGAATGCACTATTTCTGTAAACATTAGAGAGTGTTGTTTGTAAATCATATCCACTTTGTCTACGATTTCTAAAGTCACTGCTTGAGAGAGGTGCTTTTTTATTGAATGCAATTCCTAAATCTCTTGCTAATGAAGATGACTCACCTGCGATATATCTATCAAAACTAAATGTACAAGTTGCCTTTAACACTTGTGAATTACTGTAACTTACCTGAGTTGAACTTAATGACAATGGAAACAAACCAACAAAACGATATTCTAAAAATTGAAAATGATTCTTCTCAAATTTGACAATACGTGTATCATTTGATTTATATGTCTCTGGATATTCTAATTTGTAATAATATGAATCAGAACTTGGATCAGTTGGACTTGCACCTGTTATAAATTCCATCCAATGTTCTAAAAATTTTAATGATTTATATTCATTATCAACATAAAATTCTAGTGATATCTCTGTAAAATTTCTTGTATGAGCAAATCTCTCAATCAAACCTTGATAATCTCCAGCAGTATTCAATGATGCTAACGCACTGCCAGGTAAGACTGCATTATGACATAACAATCCAATATTTTCTGCAATAAAACGATCATTGATACCTCTCTGTCTCATATATCTTCTAAGTTCACCACTTGGCAAAGCAAATTTAACAAAAAAGTTCGATGTTTGAGCTACATTCTGTAACTTAGGTAAAAAATCTGATATTCTTCTCGGTCTTGGTGCTGGCACTCTAAATACTTCTATAGTATAG